ATGAGCAGAGCACTTAACAAACTGAGCGATACACAGCTGAGGAAAATCAACGGCACACCCGCCCAAAAAACAGCCTTTCTTAATGACGGTGGAAACCTGAGCGTCAGGCATTCAACCAGTGGCCTTTTAACCTGGTATTTCACTTACAGGGCCGGAACGGGAAGGGGGGCACCACCGGAACGCATTAAGCTGGGAAATTATCCTGATCTGAGCCTGAAATCAGCCAGGGAAAAAGCCGCCCAGTGTCGCGCATGGCTGGCAGAGGGGAAAAATCCACGTCATGAGCTTAATTACACCGTACAGGAAGCGTTAAAGCCGGTAACGGTTGGCGATGCGCTCACCTACTGGCTTGAGTCGTACGCAAAGGAAAACCGCGTGGATTATGCCGCCCTGAAAAAGCGCCTTAATAATCACGTAATACAGCACATTGGTGCTATGCCGCTGGATAAATGCGAGCTACGGCACTGGCTGGCCTGTTTTGACCAGGTGGCAAAGCGAACGCCTGTTACTGCCGGATTCTTGCTACAGACGTGCAAACAGGCGCTTAAGTTCTGCCGGAGGCGGCGCTATGCAATCAGCAACGTTCTTGATGATATGAGTGTGGCGGACGTTGGGAAAAAACCGGATATAAGCGAGCGTGTCTTAAGCACCAAAGAACTGGGCGAATTATTGCAGGCACTGGACAAAAAAATATTCTCCCCCTACTACATCGCGTTAATCCGCCTCCTGATTGTGTTCGGATGCCGGACGGTAGAACTGAGGTTATCGGAGATCAGCGAGTGGGATTTTACCGAAATGCTCTGGACCGTTCCGAAGGAGCACAGCAAAACGAAGGTAGCCATATTCCGGCCTATACCGGAAGCAATACTGCCGTTCATCACGCAGCTGGTGGAGCAGAACAGGCACACGGGCTTATTGCTGGGGGAAGTGAAACAGGAGGCCAGCGTATCGCAGTATGGAAGATTAGCGCACAGGAGGCTTAATCACCCTCACTGGTCACTGCATGACATCCGGCGCACCTTTACAACCATGCTGAACGATTTAGGCGTTGATCCGCATGTCGTGGAGCAGCTTACAGGCCACCAGATGCCAGGAATGCAGCGAGTTTATAATCATTCCCGTTATCTGGATGCGAAACGCAATGCGCTGGATATGTGGACGGAGCGGTTAGGGATACTGGCGGGAACACATGAAAACGTAACCACGCTACCAGTAGCCAGAAGAAAATAATTTTTTTCGTGTTTTTTCAGTATGCGCATACTGGATATGCGAACAGATACAACGTGCAACAATGAGCAACAATGTGGAACAACTACGAACAAGAGGCGAAAAAGCGTACGGATTTATAAGTAGCTGATTTTTAATGTGTTACTGGTTTTTTATACACTAGCGAATCACTCTTTAAAGAGCGAGAAAAAAGGCATGGAACAATATTTTATGCCTTTGTATTAACATGAATTTAAAAGATTTTATTCTTACTTTTTCATTTTCTGTAAATCATACATCCTCAGTATTTGCCATTCATCACTCTAGCGGGAACAATACGACACAATAAGACACCTGATGACTCTTTAAGAAACGAAAGGGGGCAATAGTGTTAAGCACTGATCGGTTTATACGTGAAAAAGAATGCGAAAAACTAACCGGCCTTAGCCGTACGTGTCGCTACCGCCTGGAAAAGGCCGGACAATTCCCATCACGTCGTAAACTTGGCGGTCGTTCCGTTGGCTGGTCTTTATCCGAGGTTCTGGCCTGGAAGGATAGCTGCAAGGCAGTTCATTAATCACGCTGGCGGCACACAGCCGCCACACATCAATCATCTGAACACAGAGCTATAACCATGAAGATTGAATATACGCCAGAACGTGGGCGGGGATTCGTTCGCCCTGGTGAGACTGGAAAACCACAAAATTGGGGTTTTTCAGGCATAAAAAAAGCGGCCCCGAAATGGAGCCGCCTTTCTGAACAGATAACCCGCTGCGCCTTATGTGTATATGATCCCAAACATAAGCACGGGGATGATAGCCGCTATCAGGCTGGTGGGCAATGCTATCAGTCTGGTTCAGTTCGTTGCCATACCTGCAATGGGCGCGTTTCCCTGTACTCTTTAAGGAATTGCTCAAGGGCAAAAGCACATGGCGCGAATCTTTCTGATTCATGCTCTATCTTTCTGCGCCGTCTTTTCCGTGCCGGTGATAATGTTTTGGTCAATTCTTTATCGGTCATTGTGTTGTCCTGCATAGCAATGCGCCGTAATACCTCACACCACGGCGCTGATAGTTTTTATCCTTTGGGTTCTATGCCGCGTTGCTGTAATTCTTTGCGGAGAACGCGTTTAATCCAAGTGGCTAAAGATGTGTCGCCATCGGCCTTAGCAGCTTCTTCTAGCTGCGCTCTGAAGTCTTCCGGTAATCGCATTTGGTATGGAGGCGAACGTTTTTCTAATGGTGTTGACATGGTAATTACCCTTTATTGCTATACCTACATGGTAATTACCATTGTACTTGCTATTACACAAAAATCAACGCCCCGCAGTGCTGGGAACACATACGGGGCGTCTAACCAACAACGTAAACTAGGAGCCGTTATGGTTGCCGTAAATCATATACCACACCTTGTACACACACAAACGGCCTTTGTGTGGCGTTTTCTGGCACTGAGTGCCGGAGAATCTCAAATCATCCACGTAACCGCCTGGACGGAACGCGAAGCGCGTAACCGTTGCCCGTCCGGTTGTGTTGCTGTATTTGCCGCCCGTATTCGTCAGGAGGTGCGCCATGATTAATCTGTCACTTACTGACCTTAACCGCATTCAGTTTCGTGAGAAATTCACAGGGCAGCTACTGGTCAATGTGGATAAAGGTCGCGTGGTGTGTAATTACCACTTACCAGATGAAGCAATTGTCGCCACAAGGGAATCATTACAGGAAATCACAAAACGTGCCGGAATGATTAACACGAATATTCAGGGGATGCTTTATGCACAATAAAACCACACCGGACGCAGCCGCCGAAGCCATCAAAACGCTGATGCACGCGCTGATTGATATTTCTGTTATCGCGGACAGGGCACATAAGCACGCCACCAGCGAAACAGAATATGCCGGTGCTTTCGTTCCTCACTCACTGGCTGTCATGCAATTTAGTGCTGATACGGCGCTGAATGAGGCCAAAGCTATCCTGATTGCTGATTGTGAAAATGGGGGGGTTATGCGTGATGATCGTTTTAATTCCCTGAAACAGGAATTTTCCGGCGTTCCTGATGATGCGGCTGATGCGCTTTCGTCAATGCCAGAACTTATTAGAGCGGCTTTTTTCTTACTTTCCACGAGAGAATATAAATCAACGGGGCTTGATGTACTGAATATCGCCGCCGATTATGCGGAATATGTGGCAGAGGCGCGTTATAGAAGAAAATTTCCTGAGGATGTAAGCCATGCGTGATATTTACCACCAAACAATAGACCGCGCATTTCTTGCACTTTCTCACAGTGAAAACATGATGGAAATATTGCGCATATGGCTTGAAACACTTGGCGACAATGAACGCGACAAACAAAAATCAAGAATTGCCACGGCATTAATAACGCTTCTTGAGCCTGTAATAATGGAACTGCAAGAAATAGATCTATTGCACGACAGATATAAAGAACAGCACACCGGAGAATAAAAATAATGAAACTTAAATATTCTGGCTTAACTGCCAGTGGCAACACTCACCCTAAATTTACGCGCGGTGATATTTACCGCGACCAGTACGGCGGCACGGTAATGATTAAGGGCGTGGAAGAACGGCGCGTAACCTACCGCCGTGAAGGTTACGAATATGATTGCGTGATGCCTGTTTATCAGTTCCGGCGTGATTTTTCTCTGGTACAGACCGCGCCGCATAACGTGCCCACCAGCAACGCCAGGGCACGGGCAAACATCCAGAAGCTGAAAACCATGGTTAACGGATTCAGGGGCAAGAAATGAAAAGCGCACCGAACTTAAAAAAACAGCCTTACGACAAGATGACCGAAGTCATTATTTTTGCGGGTAGTGATGCCTGGGCACATGCGAAACAGTGGCAGGAACAGGACGGGCGACTGGCTGGCGATAATGTGCCTCCCGTTGTGCTGGCTGATGATCAACTGGATGAACTGGCAGAACTGAGAATCATCGACGAGGGGCGCTATTGTGTCCGGCTGTACAAGGCAGGCCACATCAGGCCATCAAATATTAATGCCATTGCGCACAAGCTGGCGGCGGCGGGTGTAACTGATGCGAATTATTACCCCGAAGGGATGCACAGCCATATGCGGGAGAACTGGCGCGAATACCTGGAACGGGTGCGCGGGAAAGAGCCGGCGGAAGAAAAAAACCACCAGCGAAAAACCACGCTACCGATGAGCGTTGGATCTACCGGATACGACACGCAACTGGATTACGTGGTTAAGGGGATTATTCCGGCGGTATCGCTATGCAGCATATACGGGGCTAGCGGGTCCTATAAATCATTCCTTGCCGGATCGTGGGCGTGCCATGTTGCCACTGGTCGCCAGTGGGGAGGCCGCAGGGTTGCACATGGTGCGGTTCTCTATGTGGTTGGTGAAGGCGGTATAGGTGTTCCGCGTCGTGTAAAAGCCTGGGAGGTTGTGCACGATGAGCAGGTGAAAAATCTGTATCTGGTAAACCGCCCCATCTTTCCGGCTGCCCCGCTTGATGTTGATGAAATGGTTATCGCTGCCCGTCAGGTGGAGCGGGAAACGGGTAAACCTGTACGCATGATTATTCTGGATACGCTGGCGCGTTGCTTTGGTGGGAATGATGAAAATGATTCCCGTGATATGGGGGCGTTTATCCGTGGTTGTGACGAACTGAAACGACGCACAGGGGCCACGGTGCTGGTGGTTCACCATTCCGGCAAGGATGAGACGAAAGGCGCGCGCGGTTCCAGTGCATTTCGTGCTTCGCTGGATGCTGAATACCGGATACGCAGGGAGGACGCAGGAAGCGAAGCGCTGGTTATCTCATGCACCAAAATGAAGGACGCGGAGGAACTCAAAGAAGCCGCATATGACTTACGCGTGGTGGAGCTTTTTACCGACGCTGACGGTGAATTAATCACGTCGCTGGTGGTGGTGGATGATCCGCGCCCTCCTGTTGAACTGGAGCGCATCGAGGAGGCAGGGAACAAGACGGAAAACCATACCGCGCTATGGGGGTGCATCCGTTCACGCACACAGAACGGCGACAAGTGCACGATCCCGCTGTTACGTGATGACATGAAAAAGCTGGGGTATGAAATGAAAAACTTCCGGCGCTGGCTGTACAAGCTGGAAAAAGATGGGGTTATTCGTATCGATGGGGATGATGTAGCGCCGCTATAAAAGTGAGGAGCAAAAGCGAGGGGGATAGAAAGAGGGCCAAAATTAGCCCGCTCTCCCTCACTTTTCGACCTGTATACATCCTCAAAAGTGAGGGGTAAAAAAATACTTATGAAACACACACATAGAAAAACCGAAAATCCCAACTGCGACGAAGTGAGACGCTTGAAAAAGTGAGGCGAAAAAGTGAGAGGTTGCGAGAAATGACCCAAAAACGCAGAGACAGAACAGAGCCAAAATATAAAGCGTTAGACATGACTGAGCACACCTTAAAGGTGGCAATCAGAACGATAGACCGCCACACGCGGGAAGGATACGCGAAGGAACATCCCGACCTGATAAGCGCATTCATGACCACGGCGGCGGCAAACTTTGCCACGCTGACAGAACGGGAGATTGCCGAAGCGGAACAGGTAACAACCATCAACGTTAAAACCGGAGAGGTGGAATTATGACGGCACAGATAGCCGCTTACGGGCGGCTGGTGGCTGACCCACAGTTAAAGACCACCAGCAAGGGCACACAAATGACGATGGCGAGTATGGCTGTCCCCCTGCCGTGCAGCCAGGCAGATGACGGAACGGCTACGATGTGGTTATCCGTCCTGGCGTTTGGCAGACAGGCCGACGCACTGGCAAAACACCGCAAAGGCGAGCTGGTGAGCGTGGCGGGTAACATGCAGGTAAGCCAGTGGACAGGCCAGAACGGCGAAACGCGGCAGGGCTGGCAGGTTATCGCAGACAGCGTAATCAGTGCGAGAACGGCGCGACCGGGCGGCAAAAAAGGCCAGCAGGGGCAGGCTACTGACGCACTGAACAGGGCAAAACAACAGGCGGGGAATGATGATCCGTACGGGGATAACATACCGTTTTAAGCAACGAGTGACAGAAGCCGGAGAAATCCGGCTTTTTTGTAGGTACTCCTGGTGGGGGTGGCCTGTCCACGGGGCGGAGGGGCGCGGAAAAAGGCGCATTTTTTGATTTTTATGGCACCATCACCACCACTATAAGCTATTGATATGTTGAGAAATAAAAATTTTTAGTGTCGAATCAGGTTGTTTTTTGTTCATCACCGGAACGTTCCCGAAAACATTTACAAAAAACAGGCGCAAAAAAAGCGCCCCCGATTGCTGTTACCGGAGGCGCTTTTACACGACAAAGGAGTTTTTATCGCCAGGATGACGAGTCTTAATACTGCTTCAATGGCAAAAATGCGTCAATAACTTTGCCTTTCTGAGAATAATCAGAAAAAACATAATCTGATTTTCAGGTAGAAAATGATTTATCTATTACTTTTATCGATCAATAATGATGCCCGTTAATCAAAACGGAGGCGGATTTATGCCAGAGAACAACACCAGAAAGCCGGATAAAAGTGCCACGGTACACATAGACGCCGGAACTATGGAGAAGATCGAACGCTATCAGCAGTTCATCAAAGATAATCACCCGGGTATGCCAGTGCCCACGAAAGGACAAATCACACGCAGCGCGGTTGAATACTGGTACAGGGCAACGTTAGGAGCCTGGCTATGAAAACATGGTTTTCCATTAAGGCTATGGCAGATGTTGTACATGTGCGCATTTATGACGAGATCGGCGGGTACGGTGTAAAGGCATCGGCACTTACTGACGAGATCAACGCGTGCGGTAATGTGTCTGAAATCCATCTTCGCATCCATTCATCTGGTGGCGACATCTTTGAAGGGCTGGCTATCTATAACGCCCTGAAAAATCATCCGGCAAAGAAAATTGTACACATTGAAGGCATGGCGGCTTCTATGGCCTCGTTTATTGCCATGTGTGGCGATCACATCGTTATGCCTGAAAACGCGATGATGATGATACATGCCCCCCGTGGTGTTACTGCCGGAGTGTCGGGCGACGTTCGCCGCTTTGCTGACCTGATGGACAAGCTGGGCGACACGATGGCGGAAACCTACGCCGGAAGAACGGGCAGGAGCAAACAGGAAATCACCGCCATGATGGAGGCGGAAACCTGGATGGATGGCAATGAGTGTAAGGCTAACGGCTTCGCAGATGAGGTTATAGCCGCGATTACAGCAATGGCCCGAATTGAATCAAAACGAATCGGAGATTTTTCAAATATGCCGGAAAAAATTAAAAGCATGATCAGCCAGAAAACTACCAGTGGCGAACAGGAACGACTTAACGGCATCCGTGAATTGTTTGGCACGTTCAACGGAAGATATAACGACCTGGCTATAAGTTGTCTTGCTGATTCAGAATGTAGCGTTGAGAATGCACGCGAACGCCTTTTACTCGCTATGGGTAAAGAATCAACGCCAACAAACAAAACCACCCCCGCAAATCTTTACTACGCGTACACGGATAACGGCAACATAACCGGCGATGCAATGCGCCAGGGGCTTAATGCGCGTCTTGGTCACGAACGGGCCGAACGCGGTAATCCTTACGCCATGATGAGCCTTTTCGATATGGCACAGGCATCATTAACCCATCGTGGTATAAGCACGGGCAGCTACGGCACACGCTCGCAGATAGTAAACGCGGCATTCACCCACAGCAGCAGCGATTTTACCGATATTCTTGCTGGTGGCGCTGAAAAATCAGTGCTTGCAGGCTGGGAGCACAGCGGCGAAACATTCCGCCAGTGGACGAAAAAAGGTTCCCTTTCAAACTTCCGGGAAGCCCGCCGCGTTGGTATGAATGGCTTCTCAACGTTAAACAAAGTGCCGGAAGGGGCAGAATATAAATACATCACCACCAGCGATCGCGGTGAACCCATCGCGCTGGCTACTTACGGGAATATTTTCAGCATTACCCGCCAGGCGATAATCAATGATGACCTTGATCAGTTATCAACGGTGCCAATGGCTATGGGCCGTGCTGCATCAAGAACGGTGGGAAATCTGGTTAATCTGGTGCTTACAGGCAACGTAAAACTTTCTGACGGAATAGCGCTGTTTGACAAAAAACACAGCAACCTGATTGAAGCAGGACTGACAACACAGGGACTTAGTGCAGCACGTCACCTGATGCGCACACAGAAGGACAAAAATGGCGAAGTGCTGAATATTGCGCCTAAATTCCTTTTAGTTCCGGCAGCACTGGAAGATCGCGCGTTGCAGATGATTAACTCAACCGCACCTTTCGGGGCTGATAAAAACAGCGGGATCTTTAACCCGTATCACAAGCTACTTGATATCATCGTCGATCCCCGCCTTGATGATATCAGCGAAAAACAATGGTACATGCTTTCCGCACAGGGAACGGACACAATCGAGGTGGCTTATCTTGATGGCAGTGACGAGCCTTACCTTGAACAGCAGGAAGGTTTTATCGTTGACGGCGTGGCCTGGAAAGTCCGTATTGATGCAGGTGTGGCAGCTCTGGATTATCGCGGTATGGTCAAATCAGGCGGGACAGATTCACTATGA